ACTTGATGCTCTACCTATCGCTGAAAATATACTAACCATTTAATTAATCACTGTTGGCATTGCTAGTGTAAATATATCACTTAACTTTTGATCAAATTCATCGTTCAATTGTTTAGCTAATTTCTTAACAGCATTATCGTCGATATTACCTGTGCTATTAATTGATATTTTAATCCCACCACCATTTATATTATTTACAATATTTTGACTCTTAGCTCCTTGTGCCATTCTACTTAGCATCTCAGAACTAGAAAAATTATTACTAGGGTCTAAACTAGATAGCATATTGATCGACTTTTTATTCTTTAAAAAGTCATGATTTTTATTCTTATTATTAACGTAGACATCAAGATCGCCGAGTGCTTCTTTTATTCCACTACCTATATCACTTGCAATATTATTAAACAAGTTTTTAACACTAGAAAACTTTTCGCTTAAGTTAAATATATTATTTAGAGTATTATACCACTCCTTAAATACTTCAATAACTCCTTCAACTTGATTAGCTATAAACTTGATGTAAGATGACTCGTAGAAGTCTTTTATAAAGCTCTCACCACCTTCCATAGTGGTCTTAATTTCATCGTATAGTAAATAGAAAGCTCCAGTAAGTAGCGTTAATGCACCAAGTGGACTAAGTAAAAACGTTGCTAGTCCAACAAGCCAACCACCTATTTTTATACCAACAAGTGCTATTATAACATTCTCTAATCCACCGAATAGATTAACAACTGAGTTTATAGCTGGTAGCACTCTTGCAAATATATTACCTATTGTTTTAAAAGCATTTCATAGCTGTAGTGCGAAATCTTTTAATTTATTGTCAATTATCTTTTTGTTGATTTTGTACCATTCATTAAATGGTTTTAAAACTGAATTTATAGCTGGTAAGAGAGCTACAGAAAATGCATTACGTAAGCTCGATATATTCTCTTTGAAAGTTTTAGCTACTTTATCGAAAGTCTCAAATTGTCTTATTTGATCGTTATTTAGAGACGTTTTAGAAGTCTTACCAGCTACCTTATTCTTCTGATAATCTTTGAATTCTTTATAGCTAAATCCGAAAGAAGTAGCAGCTGTTCCGAATATACCAGTTAAAGCTCTATTTGCAAACCTTGTTACACGACCCATTCCTTCGAGTAGGTTAGTGCGTCTGCGTTCTCTATTAATTTCGTTTAAGCGTCTTTTTTCTTCTAGATCTTGTCTTTTCTTTTCTGCAGCTGCTTTCTTCTGCTCAAGCATAACTTCGCGAGTAGCTTGCTTTTCTATTCTGTTTAAGTCTAAGATGTCCTTGCGTTCAGAAACACTTAAATCTTTTAACTCATCTTTATAAGATGTTAATTCTTTTATTTTATTATTTATTGCAGACGATGTGTCTTGAAAAACATTAGAAACACGAGGTTTGTTTTGTTCAGTTAATTTCTTTCTTTCATCTTCCATTTTCTTACGAAGTTTTTCCTCAACATAAGATTTTTTAGCTAGAAAATCAAAATACTCATTTTTATCTTTTTCTTTGTTTTCAGGTGAAGAAATATTTGTACCAAATGCATTATTTTTTAAGCGTTGTAATTTAGCACCTGTATTTCTCTTAAAATCATGAAACTTTTTTTCAGCATTCTTAAATTCACTGTCATCTGATTTAAAAATCTCTACAGGCTCAATTGTACCTTTAAATTTATCTTTGATTGCTTTTAAGCTTTGGCCAACGTAGCTCGATTGAAAAGCATTTTGAACAGATTTAGCACGTTGTTGCAAAGCACTCATGTTCTTAGAGTACTCTACTAATCCACTATTATCTAATTTAAAACTAAGCTTTGTAACAAGCTCTCTAACTGTTGCCATTATTTCATTTTATTAAATTGCTGCCTTTCGCACTCATCTTGATAATCAAGAAGTTTATAGAGTAAACAAAGGTCTTTTAAACTAACACAACTGTTAATCTCACTAAAAGTAACTTTACCAGAAAGTATACCTCTATATAAAAATATACTTTCTTGTTCTTCTAAAGTTAACTTTATTCTACTAGTTCTGTTTTCTCTATCGCTTGAAACTTTTCCATTTGAGATTTGATTGTAGAAAAAAAATCCCTAAAGTTAGTTTCAACCACGAACATTAATATCTCTACGTACTCGCCTAATTTACCAGTGAATAGCTGGTTAAAGTTTTCACGTTCGATAGCTCTGCCATCAACAAGAGTATTACTTAATAGTTCCATTGTTAATGATAGGTCTTTGTCATATTCAATCAACTTGTCTATAGTTTCAGACGTATCTAAATATGGAATAATCTTAGTAGCAGCTAATATACTAGATAGTTTGCGAGCTATTGTAAGACCTGTTACAGCATTAAATAGAGTTACTGTATAAGTAGTATCTTTTATTTTCTTGGTGTAACTATTCATGAAATACCACCAACATACATATCCATTTCAGTGGCCTTAAGAACCCACTCACGACTCTTATTGTCGTTACCAAACTCAACAGTAGGAGCTTTATAAATGTAAGCACTTTTACTGAAAAATAGGCTCTTACCATTTCTATCGTTAATACTTAGTGGGAATGTACCTGCGTCACTTTGTTTATCTAATTGCATGTAGTTAGAAAATGTATCGTTACCATCTGAGCTTTGTGTTAAAGTAATTGTCACACTACATGTGTTATTTACTTCTTTAAACCTCGTTAGAGTGCCGTAAGCATCTACATTATCTCGATATAGTTCAGGCACATCCCTTTCGATCTTTAACATACTATCTGGATCTAATCCTCTAATTGGAGTAGCACCTGCAATTATACTTACTATTTTCGGGTCGTATACTTTATCTTTAGCCATTATATCCTCTTATTATATACTTAAAACAACTTCCATTTTCATCTTATTAACAGCCCCTGTTAAGACAGCCTCTGCGTACACATTCGGTAAAATTCTATTTATTTTATCTGTAGTACTAACAGTGGATACTAACGGCGCCGTAACTTTGATTGTATTCTTATCTACAAAACCATTGCTAGCAGCTTCTTCTAATACAGTTCTAATAGCTGTTGTTATTTGCTCAACACCAACATCTGTATATTCAACTTTCAACACAGATTGTAGTACTGTTGCGACTCTGTCTTGGAGAGTTGTTTTTAACCAATCTTTACCTAAAACTAAATCAAGATATTGACCACTTGCTGCTGTTCCCCAAAATGCAATATTGCGACCCGCAAAAGATGCTATAAAATTACATTTAATAGCTTCTAATGTTGTTCTAGCTTCATCACTTAAACTATCGCCTTGTATATTTTGAATTTGTCTGTGTGCCCAATTAGCACTACCTGGTTGATAACTTAACATTAAACCGAACCAAGCAGCTTCTGGATATTTAGTTGCAGCTGCACTTGAATATATACAAAAGTTTCTATCGCTTTTAAGAGCAAATAATTTGTAAGCTATATTAGTTTCATCTGTACTAACTAAACAATTTGTATCAGCTGATGATATGCCAAATATCTTATTATCTGCTGCCGTTGCATTAGCAATAAGCAATTGATCTGCTTCTAGTCTTGATGTAATAACTACTCCATACCAAGCATTATCAACAAGTTTAATTGCATTATAAGCTACGTTGTAAGTTTCAAGTACGTTTTCAACAGTTGCTAATTGACCTATCTTAATTCTAACAGGTTGAATAACTTGGCTAAAAGCAGCACTTGCAGCTTCATATTCAGGTGTGTTAGCTGCAAAATCAGCTGCAACAGCACTTAAACTTCCATACGTTACTACTCTTTTAAATGGCTGTTTTAACGTATTAGAACTACCTATTATCAACATAGTATCGTAAGATGCTGTGGTAACACCAAGATCTGCCATTGTAATATTTACTCTAGCAATCTCATCTATTAAACTCATTCATTCCTCTTTTTATTGTTAATTTAAATATCTATCGTGTAGACTTCGTTGTTTATCTGATCGTGAACTTCAACGTGTTCTATTAGACCAGTATTATGTTTAGCAGTCTGGACTATATTAAATCTTAGCTCCATCATTGCTCTATCTTCTATTTTGCTAGCCACTTCCACAGATTCACATTTGATATCTGTTATTTTCTTTAAAAGAGCTAAATCACGTCCAAAAATATCAAATGTAAGTTCTGTGAAAAACATATTATAAATAGTACAAAGAATATCATCAGCTGCTAAATCCTTGTCTGAATATGCTGTAAACGTCACATCAATAGTTTTTAAAATATCGTAGGTTTTTAAACCTTCACTATCTACAAATTGACTAAATGCAGATACTTCCTTGCAATTATCAATTTTGATAACTACACAAGGTTTCTTTGGTCTTGGTGAAAATTGATCACCTTCTGTTACTTTTATCAACGGATCGTTCAAAGCTTGTACGCAGAATTTCTGCAATAAAAAATAAGCTTCGCTAATTAACATCGTCATCATCCATTTTTATAACAATAGCTTCGCAATGCTTGGTTTCCTGCCATGTATTTTTCCAAGTTTTAACTTTAACAACTTGATACCAAAACCCGTCTATTAAAACTACATCTGCCCTACTCTCATTTGGTACAGCTAACTTTAAGAACGTATCTGTAATAAGTAAAAAGTTATCTCTTGTTCTATAACCCTCTTGTAACGTAGCAAGAACATCGTCATCTACTGACTGAACACTAGCTATTATGGTACTTTGTACATAAGGTAAATTTACCCATATGCCATCTTCACCATATATTCCAGGACTACTTCTAACAGTTAGTTGTCTCCTAAATACGTCAAACACACTACCTCGTTGTAATTACAGGTCTAACAGATTGTCGCATTGCACCAGTATCAATAAGTGTTTTACTACTACCTTTTCTACGAACTGTTTCAATTGCGTTTGGTGGTGGTATATTATTACTAATCTTTGTTTTAATATCATTAGTAACTATCTCACCTAACATACCAACTGCGCTCTCAACACTTCGACCTTGTATTACTTCATCGTAAACTTGCTCTATTCCGTTCTTCCATCCGTTCTTCTCTTCATAAGTAGATCTCATAAAAGAACGCTGTGGAACTCCAAGTCCGAATTCATTTCGATAAGCGTAGGGAGCTATTTCAATCCCATCTCTATTTACGCTACCTTCAAATATTCCAACAGTTAGTTCAGTTCTAGCTAGTCTCTCTAAGTTCTCAATTATCTTATTGAATCCCTTATCGTTGACGATAGCTGACATAACTTCTCTGCTGTGGTATGATATAACTATTAACTAAGGCTTTGAATTGTTGACCATAGTCTGTTAAATCGTAAGTATCTTTCATTGTTGAAATAGTTGTTCTATATGTTAATGACAACTTACCTTCAACAACATTGCTAACTGCCCCACTAGCACCTTGTCTTTTAAGAGCAAGTGTTGCTAGATGGGCAGCTAATTAAGCTATTAAAGTGTCTTTCTGAATATCAGATAAATATTTATACAAAACATGTTCACTAGCTATTGCGATATAGTTCTGTAACTCTGTTTGTGGGCGACTAGCAAACTCTGGTGCAATAGCTAATAAGCGTGTTAAGATGTCCATTTATTTTTTAACTATTTTATTTTTCTTCAGTTTTTTTATCAAATTTATTTTGTTTAGAACTGTTTGTATCAATATTAAGTGAATTACCTTGAGCTTGTGGTTGCTTTCTAATAGAACATGTCAAAGGTTGTCTAATAACAAGACCAGCGTGTCTTGCTCTACAAGGAACAGTGTAAGCAAAACCTGACTCTTTTCTAATAGGTGCATCTTGTTCAAACATGATAGATACTACATGCTCAATACACATAGGGTCATTTTTGAACATGAAGAAACCATCTCTACCAGAACCATTTACGATGTTGAAAGCTTTATTAAGTTCAGCAGCAGGAACAACTCTAATATTAGTTTGTCCTTCAAATACTTGTAAAATTGTTTGACCAGAATACGTATTGAATATTTGATTTTGAATCTGATTAAACAAAGCAAGTGCCATGACACAAGTGTCAGGTTTGATTTTGTTTAAGGTATTAACATAAGAACTTTGGTACGCATCTTGTAAATCAAGTAATATTTGCTCTGGTGTTGCTGCTTTCCAAGCTACAGCAACATCTTTAGTATTGGTTATAGCTGGATTGTTGATGAACCCGTTGAGATTTAAATCAGAATAACCGTGGAATACAGTAGCATCCATTCTCTCCATACAAGCTCTTAAGCACTGATCGCGTAATGCTGTAATAGGGTCATAGTTAGGTAAATTTGGTCTTGAATTAGCAAACTGGCTAGCTTCCATATCTTCAACAGTAAACTCATATGCAACAGTTAACGTAGCAATATTAGTTGATGTTAAAGCAGCTGAAGTATTTACTAAAGGTGCATTTTTAGCTTTAGATGTGTTATATTCAGCTGTACCAGTTGAATTATACATTTGATAAGAATACGTAGCCATTCCTCTATCTACCAACTTAACTGGGAATAAATCCATGGCAATAAGATCACCTTTAATTATTTTAAAAGCTCTCTCATCATATCCTTGTAATTGATTGGCAAAAAAAGCTACGTCAACAGCTCCCATACCATTTGCATCGTTTCTACGAGAACGACCACCTCCATTAAGAACAGAATCGCTCCTAAAAACCATTGACGGAACACCGCCTGTATTGTATTGTAAAGTCATATTTTTATTACCTTTTAAATGTTTTAAAAATTAAGCTAGTAACTACCTTCTGTTTGCCGACGTCCGTAGTTACTAGGATTTAATTATTTGTTTTCTAATAGATTAACTTGCAATTCAGCTAATTTTACACTTTTTGACACGCCGTCTATAAGCATTGTTTCTGCTTTTGCATCTGATAAAAACCTACCTATCAATCTACCATTGTCAGAATTATTGTTTATTGCCCCATCAGCATATGTGTAAGCTGAATCATTTACTTTAGCATTACTGTCTTCTGGTACTATAACAATTATTCTACCAAGTCTTAAAACATCAACTTGATGTCCTATTTCATATTGACCTGTAACTTCCATTTCACGTCTTATTGCAATACCTATAACAGAACCTGCTGCTGGCAATGCTGTTGAAACCCATGAAATTTTGTTTTGACTAATAACGTTATTTGTAATTGTTCTTGTAACAACACCTCCAAACGGAATTTTTGTGCTAGCTATAAAAGAGTCTATTTGATTCAATGAATTATCTGCTATTTGACCAACAGCCCATTTATCTGAGTATAATTGAAATGATGTTTGAGCCATATTATTTACCTACATTATTTGTTGTTTTTAAACGATTTGCATAGTAGTCGTTCTGTAATGTTGCAACCATCTTATCACTTAAAGAGCTTTCTTGTGACATGTCAAAATGGTTTTTAAGAACGCTAAAAGCTGTTTTAGAATCTGCACGTTTAGCTTCGTTAGTATCAACGAGAGCTGAGAATAAACCACTAACAAAACTATCGTCTTTATCTGTGAAATCTATTTTATCTGTGCGTTTAGAATTGATAGCGTCAATTTGAATTTCACGTACTGAATGATCAAAGTAGGCTCTCATATCACCAAGATACGGGGCTGCTTGAACTAATACAGCAACTTTATTATTAACAGCGTCTCTAATAACTGAATCTGTCTTTTTAGCTTTTTCTAAGTCGTGGTCTTTTTTAAGTGTATTATAAGCTGTTTCAACGTTAGCTAGTTTAGCCGTAGCTGAATCTAACCTAGTTTTCAAAAGCTCATTATCTTTTTCAAGAGCGTCTTTTTTGCTTTCTAGAGCATCAAAACGAGCTTGTTCTATTTCATTTGTCATAAAATTATCCTTTTTAATTATGGTTTCTTCATTTTGTAGAACGTCGCTTAAAATACAAGCTCCGTCCATACGTATTCTTATGCTGTCACCAGCACGTCCAGCTCCCACTATAGATATATGGTTGTATTCAATATCAGTTTGGCGAAAATCATATTTAAGTCCTTTGTAAATGCCATTTTCAGGAACTAATTTTGCGCTATAGCCCATCGAAACTTGATTTTTACCTTTTTCAATAAGATCAATAGTAGCTTTATCTGTTATGGTCATGCTAACCACAACAGCGTCTCCTAATCGGTCATATCTCTCACCAGTGAATCCTACTTGATGTTTTTTAGCTGTCTCTGAATCAACGAAATTGTTAGGATGGTCATTTGTTACAGGTTTCATAAGCATTGTTAAGAGACTGTCTGTTTTAAAAACATCGTCCTCGTGTCTCAGTTCATGTCTTGTGTTACCTTTCACATCCATATAAGGTAGGACACCACATCTAGTAACAGTAGCTGATCCTGTTAAGTAACCTTCTTTAGTTTTTGTCATTTTTGGAAATACTAGGTTATCAAACCTAGCTAGTTTCTCACTCATACACTACCTACAAAAGATGGTATTATTGCAATGCTTGTGCAGCGACAATTATAGTCTTCCTCTGGGTGCATATGCACCCCACCAATAGACGACCTTTTATTCCATTTCTTATCGTTAAACTTATTCTTATAGATATCTAAGTTATCCCATGAGCAGATCTTACCTTGCAATACTTTATGAGAATGGCGAACTCTTTCATCTCTACTTGTCAACCATTCATATTCAGTGATACCTAGTCCTAGGTTTCTTTGACGAACAATATTTCCGTTTAGTTTACCGACCTGATCTCTGGCTATAAATTTAGCTCTCTTTTCTGTTGATACTTCAACAGCTCTTAAACCTTCTTTTAAAGACATCATACTATCAGATTCACGTACTGAACTATGTATTGTATCTTTAATTTTGGTCATCATGAGAACTGGAATATTAACAATTAAGTCAATATTCTCAGAAACCCACATTTTGATTTCTTCTTTTATTTTATCTGTTATTTCAGGTACTGATTTAATAAACTTTTT